CTAGCTGCACATAGTGACGTTGCGATCCGCGTACCAGTTATGGTCGATGCCGGATATGTCGGTGATGACGACCGTGCCGAGCGCGGGTACGGCGTCACAGGACATATTGAATACCCAGCGGGCGGTGTCGTCTCGCTCGGCGTCTGTGAGCTGCTGTTGCACTTGCACGCGGATGGTGGATGAGGTGATCTCCTCGATCCCTGTGATCGCGTAGCCGGGGCTCGAGGTGCCAAGCTCGGAGAAGGCCGAGACGCCGTTACTGGCGAGTACAGCCGCCTCAACGTCTGCTGCTAGATCGCTGGGGTCGGCGGTCGGCGTCTCGGTCTCGGTCTCGGTCGGTTCTTCCGTGACCTCGTCGACGGCTGGCTCGTCGGGCGTCTCGGTCTCGGCCGCGTCCGTCTCCTCGGCCGGCTCGGTGGCGCTGGGTGACGCCGGGGCCGCCGAGTCTTCCAGTGCTGCACCGATCGAGCCGATGACCACTAGGGGAAGGACAAAGAGAACGATGAAGCCAGCAAGCACCCATACCCACCAGCGCTTGTACCAAGGCGTAGAGGGCTTGGGTGGTCGCTGAGGGCCGTTCGCCAGCGGGTTCGAGACAGTCATACGGCCATTCTAGGCGTTCCTCGAGGCGTCCTCCTCTTCGCTGTGCTGGACGGGGATCGTGCCGGTCTTCGCTGCCAGAATTTCGCGAGTCTTGGCGAGCTCGGTGGCTGCCCTGTCGCGATCGCCTTGGAGCTGTTCGAGCCGGCCGTTGGTCTGCTTGTCGACCTTGTCGATCTTGTCGTTGACCTGGCCGAGGCCGTAGATCGTACCGGCGGCGCTGATGAGGAGGCCGACGATGATGACGACCTGCTGCACGAACGTTCCGAGCGATTCAGGGCGCACGATCTGGAGGATGATCGAGCCGATGAGTCCGACCAATACGATCGCGCCGATCGTTAGGTACATGAGGTTTTTGTTCATGGGGTGCATCCTTCGGGGTTAGGGGATGTCGAGCTCGTCGGCTTCGACGACCTCGGGCGGTTCGTTGGTCAGAGCAGCTTGTTGACTTCGCGCTGGACTGCCTTGGGGTCGTAGCCCGCAGCCCGCAGCTTCTGAGAGCGCTGAGGGTCGTTGCCCCAGGGGTTCCGACCGTTGACTCCGTGGACGATCTCGCGGGCGATCTGGGCGTTGGACTTTTTCGAGGAAGCTGCCGGAGCTGCACCGCCGCCGCCGTAGTAGATGCGGTTCACCTCGGCTTGTACGGCTGCCGGGTCGAAGCCTGCCGCGCGAATCTTAGCTGAGCGGCCCGGCTCATTGCCGAAGTCTCCCCGGTACGTCCGAAGCGCCATGTGCGCGAGTGAGCCTCCCGAGGGCGCGGGTGCCGGTGCGGGGGCTGAGCCATCTCCGCCGTAGTAGCGGCGATTGACCTCGGCCTGGATGACTGCGGGGTCGTAGCCTGCGTCGCGGAGTCGGGCGGAGCGCTGCGGCTCGTTGCCGTAGTGTCCCGCGTAGACTGCTTCCGCAACCTGCGCCGTGGTCTGCTTGCCGGGCTTCGGGTCGGGCTTCGGGTCGGGCTTCGGGTCGGGCTTGCCTCCCATAGCGACGCGCACGAGGTTGACAAACTCGTCCCAGCGGCTCTCTCCACGGATGAACGTGGGGCAGTTCTTGCCGCTCCAGTGGTTGTGCTGAACCATGTTGGCGAGCGGTATGCCCTCGGTCGTGAGGATATGCGCGCACAGTTCGGCGGCGTTCTGACGAGCTGCGGCTCGACTCATGTCCGAATTCACGCAGATTTCAACGGCGATAGACGACATATTGCCGTGGCCTTGACCGTCACCTGCGTGCCAGAGCCGGAGGTTGTGCGAGTAGCTCTGCACCGCCTCGCGCGCATCGACCGTCCAGTGCCATGTGGCCCACTCCCACCTGCGTGACTGGAGATTGGCGTGAGCTGCCGCGTTCGCCCCAGGGGAGGTGTTGCCAGTTTCGTGGATCGTGAGATAGCGTTTCGGGTTCGTGCCAGCGAACTTCATGCCCGTATCTGAGACGAGCTGTTGGCGCATTGTAACCATGTTGTTCTCCTGTTACTCTGTTTTATTCAGTGCAGCCGACAGGTCGGCGAGATCGCCGCCGTCGGCTTCGTATGCGTGCGCGAGCTGCGCGATCTGGTCGGGAATGTCGGCCAGGCGGTGCCTACGCTCCTGCTCGGTCAGCACGTCGATGCGTAGCTGGTGCAGCTCTTCGTCAGACTTTGTTCGTAGATCCATTGGTATAGCTCCTTATGCGGGAAGTCCTGGCAACGACGTCGGGAACGCTTCGTCGGTGATGTAAGTCAGCGTGAACTGGTGCCGTCGGCCGGGATAGCCTGTGACGTAGATCGCACCAGCTGAGTTCATACCAGCCTGGTAGTTCTCAATGGGCACACTCGAACTGACGGCAACATCAATCGAAAACATCAAGGATGTCCCCGGCCTGTATCCGCTCCCCAGGGTGACGAAAACGGCGTATGACGACTGCGTAAGCACAACATTTTGCATTGTCACAGTCACTAGGTGGCCGATCCTGCGGAGGCGCAGCGTCCCGAGGTTGCTGGCGTCGATCGACTCGGCATTGATTAGGCCGGTGATATCGCGCCAGCCGGTGTCTTGTTCCAAGGCGGTAAGGCGGTCGCCGCCATCGACTCGGATCCATTCGGAGAACGGGCTGTCGATGGTTGAGTAGCGGTGGAACTCTCGAGGATTGCTGCCGTAAGCCCACGCCTTCTGCTGTGTGGTGTTGCCGATCTTGCCGACTAACAGCACTCCGCTAACAGCATCGGGTGCGTTTGCGCTGCCGCTCCAGTATCCGTACAGTCCAGGCTCGAGGGCGGTGTCGAGGCTGCCGGTCGTGGGGATCGTGCCGCGCCAGAATGAGCCGTCAGCGTAGGCCTCGAGGTGAGCCCGTAGGGCGTTGAGTTGTGTGGCGTAGAGGACGTCTCCGTCAGTGAAGTTGTGGAAGGTCATGATGTCCTCGTCTCGTATGTGATGCGGTGACGGCGGGGGGTGATGTGGTGGGCGATGCCGGCGATCCGGTAGGTGCTGCTGATGTCTCGGAATCGGGCGGTGATGCGGTCGCCGAGCTCGAGGGAGCGGGCGAGGGGTTGCTTGTCGGCCTCGACGGTGATAGAGCGGATCGTCTCGTGCGGGGTGTCGTGCGTCGTGAAGATCGCGTTAGCTCGGCCTGGTAGGAGCGCGTCGGGTAGTTGCGTCGCGAGGTTCATGGGCCGTGGCCGGTAGCGGGCGACGGACGCGGGGCTCGTGAGTGTGTGGGGTTCTTCGTGGACGATCCAGGCGTCGGCTTGCTCGTGTGAGGGTTGCCGGCCTCGGTTGTCGATGTCGAGCGTGTTGACCGTGTCAGAGGTTGAGTAGCCGGCGTCGACGTCGACGTAGCAAAGGTGCGTCGATGCGCTGCTGTGCTGGTCGCTGAGGTCGGCTCGGGGTGCTGCTGCTGGTTTCGTGGCGAGGCGGCCGAGTCGGTCGATGTGCCAGGGCTGGCCGGCGGAGTCAGCGGCCATGACGAGGTGGTTGTAGGCGTTGGACTGGTAAGCGACCGGCTGGAGTGGCAGGAGTGGCGATCCCGGCTGCCACTGCTCCAGAAGGCCGTAGCCGATGTTGTAGGTGACGTCGGTGTGCGGTAGTTCACCTGTGTAGTCGCGGAATACGCGAAGGCGGCGTGTGGTGCTTGTCGCTTTGAAGATGACTTCTGCGACCGCGTAGCGTTTGCGGCCATTGTGGGCGACCTGCACGCCGATGGAGCGCTCGCCGGAGTCTGTGCCGACGGCGAACGTGGCGAGGCTCTCGTCGAAGTTCCATACGCTGCCTGAGCCGCTGCCGACACCGATGAGGGCGTAGAAGCGGTAGATCGTGCCGATGGTGAGGCCGGTGGCGAGGCGCTGCATTCCGAACTGGCCGGAGGTCATGCTGATGCTTTCACGGACGGCGTCGATGGTGTCGTTGATGAAGAGGCGGTTTTCGGCGTCGACTGGGCCGTAGTTGTAGCCGGTGGGGCGGGTGCCGAATCGTTCCCATGCGCCGAGGCTCGCGCTTTGAGTGACCCATCCGTGGGCGGGGCTGTCTAGGTCAGTGGTGACGTTCGCGGCTGCGGCGAGCTGCTCGACACGGTCGTCGATGCGATGCACGGGAGGATTGGTCGCGTCGATGTCGCCGGGTGCGCCGCGAACCATTGTGGCCTTGAGTTCGCGGATCGCGTCGGAGGCGTTGATAGTGACGGTGTAGTCGTCGCTTTGCTTCTCGTAGGCGACATCGATGTCGTCGAGCGCGCCAGTCCAGAGCGTTTCGTTGCTACTGGTGTCGCGGAGGCGCACAAGCGTGCCGGGATAGACGTCATAGCCGAGGACGGGGTTGAGGGCGTTGTGCGCGATGAAGCTGAGGTAGCCGGCGTCGATGGCGGTGGTCGCGTCGACGGGGTTTCCGCCGGAGCGGGCGGTGATACTCGAGAGGTCGCATTTCACGTCGATCCAGCGCGGCGCGTCCTGGTCTGGGTCGATTCCCAGGCGTGCCAGCGCTAGACGTGAGTGGCCGAGGATGAAGTCCTCGAGGGGCTGCATGAATAGCTCGAGGGCGATGTAGTCTACGGCGCTCATATCGTCACCATCCCGCCGCTTCGCTGGTACGCCTTGATGGTTCGCATAACTTCACGGCCGATCTCGACCGGGTCGCCGACGCCGGCGGTGATGTTGACCGTGATGCCTCCACTACGGCCCGCTGTGCGGGCTTGAGAGGCTCGGAACGGCTCGACAGACAGCGAGGGGTCGAAGGCGCTTTCCATGCTCGTTGCGAGGCCTCCCATGAGGCTGCGGAGGCGATTGGGGCCGGAGAGACCCTGTTCGAGCCCTTGCACGGTGAAGCGGCCGAGGTCGCGAAACACCTTCGATGGTGAGGAGATGCCGAGCATACTCTTTGCCCAACCGACGACGCCGCCGACAACGTTACTGACGGCGTCCCTAAGCCAGCCGGCCATATTGTGAATGCCGTTGATGAGTCCTCGGATGATGTCGCTGCCGATCTGCGCGAATCGGCCGGGAAGCGATCGAACGAAACCGAGGATCTTTCCGGGCAGGTCTCGGAAGATGCCGACGACGTTGCCCATGCCGCTGGAGACTGTCGAGCGGGCTCGGTTCATCATGCCGGAGAAGAAGTTGACGACGGCCCCGACCATGTTTGACACGAAGCCACGGATTTTTCCGATCGCGCCGCTAAAGAGATTCTGGATGTTGTCCCAGACTGTTCGAACGATGTTCGCTGCACCAGCGAAGTCGCCCTTGAAGATGTTGACGATGAATAAGATTGCGCCGGCGACGACCTGCTGGATGATCTGTCCGACGGTCTCGAAGATCGTCTTGATGACGTTCCAAGCGTTCGAGACGACGGTGGTGATCGCGTCCCATGCGTCGGCAAAGACGCTGCTGATGCCGTCCCAGAGTGCGGTAAAGAATTCAGCGACGGGAGCCCATGCGGATTGCATCCCGTCGGCGTTCTCGAGGGCGTTGATTTGCAGGTCGACGAACCAGCCAATAAGGCCGACGATCGCGTCGACGACGAGGACGATCACGTCGACGAGGAATTGCAGGGCCGGCACGAGGAGCTCGACTAGGGGTGCGACGAGTTCCAGAATCGGGGTCATTAGTGCGGTGAAGAGCTCCAGGAGTGGCGCGAGGAGCTCGAGCACCGAGCCGAGGATCGGGGCGAGAGCACCGATTAGGGACTCCAGGAGCGGGGCGAGGGCGGTGAGGAGATCGCCGACGACGGTTGCAACCAGGGCGAGGAGTGGGCCGAGGGAGTCCAGTGCCGGGGTGAGTGCTGCGAGGACGACGGTGGCGACCTCGAGGAGCACCGGGGCGAGCTGCATGACGACGCCGGCGATGCTGCCGAATATGTCGATGAGGGGTGGCAGAACGGTTGCGACGAGGCTGCCGATTAGGTCGCCGAGCTGTTCGAGGACGGGCGCCAGGAGCGGGCCGATCTGTGCTGCCGCGTCGGAGGCGATGCCGGCCAGTTGCGAGAACGTCTCTCCTAGCTGCTCGCTGACGGGTGCGAGGGCGTCCATGATGATGCGGAGCGGTGAGAGTTGCGAGACGAGGTCGATGATCGGCTGCACTGTTGCCATGAGGCCGCCGAAGCCTCCGAAGCCGTCGAGGAAGCCGGCAACCGAGTCGGCTGCGGCTTGCAGCGCGGGAATGATCGTGCCTTGCGCTGATTCCCAGAATGCGTCGGCGAATGGTTTGACTTTGCCGGCAACGGCGTCGAGGGCGACGGTGATTGCCGAGAACGATTCGCGGGCGATGGGGAGGACGCCGCCGGCGAGCACCTCACCGAACCGAGAGAGTGCCGCGCCCATGTTCGCGAACGCTCCCCTAGTGGTCTCGGCCGACGCTAACGCTGCGCCGCCGATGTTCTCCTCGATGACGTTGCGGAATGCCTCGGCGTCGACGGCCCCGGAGGTGACCATCTTTCGCATTTCTTCTGCGGTGACGCCGAACTCCTCGGACAGCCAGGACAGTACGGGGATGCCTCGGTCGGCGAGCTGGTTGAGCTCTTGCGTGGTGAGCTTGCCATTGGCTTGGATCTTGTTGAAGATCGCGCCCATGTCGTCCATGCTGATACCGGCGATCGCGGAGGCGTCGGCGATCGCGGTGAGGTACTTCTCGAGCTCTGCGCCTTCTTTGACGCCGGCTGCCATTGCGCCGGCTGCTGCGGTGACGGCCGAGTCGAGGCCGAACGCGGTGCCCTTGACCGAGCCGAGAGCGGCGTCCATAACTTTACCGATAGCGACGGTGTCGTAGCCGAGGCCCTTGAGTTTGGCTTGGGCGTCCTCGATGTTCAGTGCTCGGCTGAGGCCGCCTTTGATCGCGATTGCGCCGATCGCTGCGGTGATGCCGGCGGCTGCTCCAGCGACACCGAGGGCGAGTTTTCCGATGCCGGAGATCGCGCCGCCGATGCCGCTGGAGACGTTCTTCATGCCTCGAGTGAATGGTGCCGTGTCTGCGAGGACGCTGACGATGACTGTCTGCTTCGCCATGCTGGGCTCCTATCTCGAGTGCATTTCGTAGAGTGCTCGGTTGATCGCGACGTATTCGGGCCAGGTCAGCGCGTAGAACTCGGCCGGGGTGTAGTGGAGATGAACGGCGAATTGCGCCATGCGGTCGCGAAAACTAGTCGCTTTTGGTGGCCTCGTCGGCGACCTCGACTTCTTCAGCGATGCCGAGGGCCAGGAGCGTCGAATCGTCGCCGAGGTCAATGAGCTTCTGGAGGTCGGTGAACGCGAGTTCGCGGGTGTTCTTGATCGTCCAGTCACCGTCTTCGCGGCGCTTGAGGACGGTCACGAGGGCGATCACGAACTTCATCTTGGGCCGCTCGGGGTCGCCCATCGTTTCGATCGCGAGGCCGGAGGTGTCCTCGACGAACTCGATTTCGCCGAGGGTGAGCGGCGAGTCAATGGTGAGCTTGTCCATGCTGGTTGTCCTTTACTTGAGTTCTGCGCCGGCGAGGATGTCGCCGACGCCTTGGTTGAAGCGGTTGAGGATCGCGCCGCGCTGCGCCTGGATCGCCGTGAGAAGGAACGGGCTCGGCTGGTAGGCGTTATCTGGGGTGCCGTAGTGGATGACGCCGGCGTAGGGGATGCGTGCGCCGCCGGCGCGAACGACGGCTTTGGTCTTGCCTCGGCCGGATCGGATTGATTCTCGGAGCCGGCCGGAGTCGACTGGTACGCGGCCTTGAGCGTCGCGCACGGCGATCATGCCGATCTCGTGCATGAGATCGCGCATGTTCTGCGCGTCGACGCCGGCGCGAGCGAGCGCGCGGTTGAGGCGGCCGAGACCCTTGACGGTGACCTTTACGGGGCCGCCGGTGTAGGTGTGATCGGCCGCCTCGACCATGACTAGGCTGCCTTGCTCGTGGTCTTGCTCGTGGTCGACTTCGACGCGGTCGTCGACGTTGTCGACATGGCGCGTGCTGCGTCGGCCCGCGCCGGCAGTGTGGAGCCGGTGGCGACGAGCTCGGGCTCTCCTGTGATGTCGAATCGGGTCTCGAAGCTGTAGACGTTCGTTCGGCCAGCCTGGCCGCCGAGGTCGGGCTTGGGGCCGATCGTCAACATTCCGGTGAAGTGCGGCTCGTCTGCGCTGGCCTCGACGTTGCCGTGCGGGGCGTACACGAACGGCACTTCCTCGCCGGTGTGCTCCCATACCGTTCGCCAGAATGAGCCGTCAGCGGTCGACTGGTTCGCGCTGAGGGTAAAGAAGTGCTGCCGGCTGCCGCTGGGGTCACAGAATGTGACAGCGTCCGTGTCTCCATCTTCCGACGACATAATCGCTGAGCGAATGTCACAGTAGTGGTCGACACCGTCGATCGTGATGCCGAGGTCTTTGCCTCGGATTACTGGGCTCTTTGCCATTTTGGGTGCTCCTAGTTATTGAGGGTGAAGTCATGCGTCACGGTGACGATGACGCCGGGGTAGTCGGTGCTGTTCCAGGTGATCGGGGTGGGTTGGGTTACGTTCTGCACCAGGAAGCCGGCCTCGTCGAGCGCGTCGATGTGCGTCTCGAGGTACTCGTCGAGGTCGGTCGCCGTTCGCCGGTTGTCGCCAGCGCGGAGGACGATGACGATCTCGAGGCGGATGACGTGCTCGATGAACGTCTCGGCCTGTTCGATGTAGGGGTCGCCGGCCTGGATGACTGCGCACGGCGGCGCGATCCTGCCGGGAACATAGGCGTAGGCGTTGAGGCCGGCATCCTTGAGTGTTGTCTCGGCGAGCTCGCGGATCGTCTTGAGGCTACTCATGCTGCACCGATGCCGACGTAGTGGCGCAGAATGGGGTACGCGCCGACGAGCGGGTCTCGGGCCACTCGGATCGGTGCGGCGTCCGGGGTCGCGAACTGCGCGATTCCGTTGGGGGCGTTGCGTCGGTTGTAGAGCTCGCTGCCGACCTCGAGGATCGCACGCTCGCGCACCTTGTCCGGCACCTCGGCGCTGCCGACGTAGCCGTCGATGAGCACCTCGGCCGTCTCGGCGCACTCGGGGATGAATGCGTCGGTGGCTTCGGCGTTGACGTAGACCGCGAGGCGGTCAGCGAGCGTGCGATCCTCGGCCATGACTATGCGCCGGCCGTGGTCACGTCGATCGGGAGGATCGCTGCCGGAACCTCGTTCGCGACTGCGCCGTAGCGGTATACGCTGTATGCCTTGGTGAGGTTGAGGACGTTCTCGTCCTGGAGCTGCACCAGGGGCGAGTCGTAGGCGGTGAGCGCTGCCGGGTTCGCGAATGCGGCCGTGGAGGCTGCCAGGCTCGGCACTGCGAATACGTTGAGGCCGACGAGGTCGCCGGAGAGGCCGGCGACGTTCAGCTTTCCGACCGTGTTTGCGCCGCTGTTGGACAGCGTGAGGAGCGGGCGGCCGTCGGCTGCGACTGCGTTCTTGATGGTCTTGAATACGTCAGTGGAGACGATGAGGGCCTCCATGCCGTAGCCGAGGTCGTCGAAGTAGACGCCGCCGTCGATGACGAGGTCAGTCCATGCTTGCCAGGTGTCGGCCTCGAGGAGTACGGCGTCGGAGGCGCGGGCCGTGAGAGCTGCTTCGAAGGCGTTGGCGACGTTCAGCTTCTTCGTCTTACCTGCCGCGACTGCGAGGGCGTCGAGGGTGCGCTGGAGCACGGGGAGGCTGGAGCGCTCGATCGCCTGGCGCGAGAGGAGCGACGCGCCGCCGTAGGTGTGAACCGGCGCGGTCTTGGTGCGGAGCTTGACGTTGCCGAGCGGCAGGTCGTCGCCTTCTTCGAGCTGCTCGGAGACTTCGACGGTGACCGATTCGAGCTCGGCGTACTCGATGTTCATGCCGGTTGAGGGCAGGGCCTTCGAGCCGAAGAAGTTGGACAGCGCGCCGCTGGTGTTGTCGAAAATGCGGGTGAGGTCGCCGACCCAGGCGTCTTTGACGGGCGCGTCAGCGGTGGTGCCGCCGGCGAACTCTCGGGCCTCCTGCTGCATTTCGTTGTAGCGGTTGATCGCTGCCTCATCGCCGCTGGCGATCGCGCGGAGCATGGCTGCTGCGCTGCGGGCCTCCTCGCGGGGTGCGGCGTTGAGGTCGCGATCCATGAAAGAGATGAACTTGCGTTCGAGCTCGTCGAGCTGGCTGCGAGCCTCGGTGTCGACAGTGTCGACAGTGTCGTTGGTGGTCATGGTGGGCCTTTCGGTCTTGGTTCGGACAGTTTCGAGTCGGGCGTCGGAGTAGGCGGGGAACGGCTCGAGCGACACCTCAGAGACTCGAACGCGCGTGCGGATGATGTCGCCGGTCTCGTCGTCGGTGAGGTGCTCGATCGGGTCGAACCGGATGGAGAACGTGTCGATGACGCCGTCGCGGGCGAGGGCGTAGGCGTCGTTGCCGGCCTGGGTGTCGGAGAACCGAGCCCGGAACTTCCAACCGTCGTCGGTGTCCTCGAAGTCGATGACGGGGCCGATCGGTTCGCGGTGGCGGTAGAAGAACATGACCTTGCCGTCGACTTCGACGCTGCCGCGCTGGAAGCGCTCGTTGTAGGAGCCGAACCAGTCGTTGATTTCGACTGTCTGCTCCCAGGGAACGCCGATGCCGGTGATTGTGCGGGTCTCGTCGTCGGTGCCGACGATCTCGACGAGGCCGGTGCGGATGTGGTCAGTCATAATTAGGCTGCGCTTTCATTGACGGGCTGAGGTCGGAGCGGGGGGTATTTCTCGAGGTCGCGAACCTCGGGGACGGTGAGGAAGCCGGCCCGGATCGCGATCTCGTGCGCCTCGTACCGTGTCTTGGTGTCGGAGCGGAGGAGCGCGTCGATGTTGAAGCGCACGCGCTGACCTCGCGGCAGGAGGTTCGTGAGCGCGTCCTCGATCTCGATGAGGTACTGCATGAGACTGAATCGGACGTACCCGATCCAGTCCTGTTCGACGTTGGAGTAGGTCTGCGAGTTGCCCTCGACGGCGGCGAGCATGAGCGACGCGGGGACGCCGAAGAGTCGCGCTATCTGCGTCGTCGTGAACTCTTGTGACTCGATGAACTGCGCGTCACGCGGGCTCACGAATACGGGGCTGTAGGTTACGCCGTGTCCGAGGACTGCGATACCTCGAGTGCCGCCTTGGGTTTGATCCCAGCGCTCTTTGATGCTGTTGGCGGTTTCGGTCGTGAGGGCCGAGTCGGTCTTGAGGATGCCGGTGGGCTGGCCTCCAGGGCCGAGGAAGAAGTTGTGCGCGTGGTCGCGGAGATCGAGCGCGCCGGCGAGCTCGGATTGTGCTGCCTGGATCGGGCCGAGACCGTAGGCGCTGCCTGGTACTCGGAGGAGCGTGAGGTGCTCGATCTCGGAGGGCTTATAGGTTCGGCCTCGGTAGTCGTAGCGGTCGACGTGGCCGTTGCGGTCGGCACGGATGACGATGTCGAGCGGGTTGAGCACCTCGACGTTGCGGAGGTTGCCGGCGTCGTCGCGCTGGAGTCGCCAGTAGGCGTTGCCGTTGCCGGCGAGTGATCCGACGGTCTGCTCGATGAACTGCGAGCGGGACGCGAACGGGTTGGGGCGGCGAATGATCGTCGGGGTCGGGATCGTGGTCTCTTCGCCGGTCTCAGCGTCGGTGCGAGATACGTCGATGCCGAGCTGCTTGGCGCTGATGATGTGGATCGAGACTGCGCGGTAGACCATCGAGAGGCTGAGGGCCTTACCCATCGAGACGCTGCGGTCGGTCTTCTCGCGGGGCGGCGGCTGCACGCGCGCGGCGGCGAGGTGGGGCTTGTTGGGGCCGGGCTCGAGCGACTCGGCTCGCTTCGCTGCGGTCGGTACAGCGAGCGACGGTTGCCCTGTGAGCCATTCTCGGAGTCCCATACCAGGGACTATAGACGAGGTTTTCTCAGAACACTTGCACTTCGGCGTGTCGGGTGCTGGTTTCGGCTGCGAGCACGCCGTATGCGGTCGCGATCGTGGTGTCGACTTCGACGCTGGAGTCCTTGCGGCTGATGCGGAAGGACTCTCCCACGTCTTTGCGAACTGCTCGGGGTATCTGCACGTCGAGGAGCGCGTCTCCGGCGTGCTGGAGTGTGCGGGTTGCGATTCGGGCGTAGAAGCGCGTGGCGGCGTTCGTGGCGTGGCCGAGGGTGCCCTTGATGACGTTGTATCCCTTGCCCTTGAGGCGGTCGGCGAGCTCGCCGAGGCTGAGGGCGTCCATGATGAAGCCGGCGGGGCCGTAGTTCGTTCCTAGGTCGTGGGCGACGCGCTCGAGCATGTCTACGTCCGGACGCTCGAGGGATGCAACCACTTCTGTCCAGATGATGCCGTCGTCGTCTTGGACGGATGCAACGATCGAGGCCCATGACCACTCGGGAGTACGGTCGATCGATATCCAGGCCGGCAAGTGCCGGGGGAACTTCGAGCCGGCTGGCCGGCGAACGCGCTGCCAGACGGCGGCGGTAATGAACGTCGAGGAGGATGCGCCGAATCGGTTGAAAACATATCGGACGATCTCATGCTCGGGCATGGTCTCGATGTCGTCGAGGATGTCTTCGGCGTCGAGGCGGCCGTCTGCGGCTGCGGGGTTCGCCTCGAGGATGTAGTGCCTTCGCGTGTGCCGATCGTCGGGGACGCGAACCTCGGGGGCTTCCCAGATGAAATAGCCGAATCGCTCGCCGATGTTGGGGTCTTCGGTGTCTTCGTAGAGGCGGAGGAGTAGCTCGGACTCGTCGTTGCCGGCGGTGGTGTAGCCGATAACGATGCCGTTGCGGCGTGCGCGTGATCCGTTGACCATGTCAGTCCAGAGCGCGGCCGGCAGGATGTGGAGCTCGTCGGCGAGTCCGACGGATACGTCGAGGCCCTGGACTGCTGCCGACTTCGACGGCTTGATCTCGTAGACGCCGCCGTCGTGGCTGCTGATGCCTCGAGTGTCGGTGAGTCTGGCGAATCTGCGTCGGAGGCGCTTGTCTCCGTCGATCGCGGCCATGAGGCGTTTGTAGATGATGCGTGCTTGCTCGCTGCTGGAGGCGATGCCGATGACGAGCGCGCCGGCCTCGCGGAGGAGACCATAGAGGGCGAAGATGCTGCCGATGACGCTCTTGCCGTTCTGCCGCGCGAGGCTGATGACGACTTGCCGATAGCGGAGGCGGCCGGCTCGGGCGTGGTCGGCGGGATACACCTCGAGAACGTGCCGGATGAGGTGGCGCTGGTACTCGTCGAGGTTCAGGCGGGTGCCGTCGGGCGTGCGCCAGACGAGGTCGATGAGCTTGAGGAGCCAGTCGCCATGCGAGGGGAACTCCTCAGACAGTGGGGGGCTGTGCCGAGTGGGAGGCCAGCCGCTCGAACGGCACTTCTCGCAAAGTTGCTTAGCTGGCACGCGCGCGCTCGATGATCTGGTCGACCTCGTCGTCGTGCGCTGCGGCTTCGGGGTTCGCCTTGAGCAGCGCTCGATGCGTGAGGCCGAACTGAGCCAGCATTGCCGGCGTCACCTTGCCGCTGTCGAGCTCCTCGGCGATCGCTTGCAGCGACACAATGCTCGGGAGGTGCTCGTCGGAGAGGTAGGGGGCATTCCCCAAGAACTTCTCCACTGCCTGTGAGAACCTCCCCGATATTCGCTCGATCTCGAGCCCAACTAGCTCGTTCACGCGGTCACCTCAGAAATATTTTGTCCCGTTTGTGAAAATGCGAGTTGGGGGCGGGGTGCCCTGGGGCCTCCCAGAAAAGGCGCGGCGACCTGGGCGACGACGCCGGCGATCCAGGCGGGGTTGAGCCAGGGCGTGCGCTCGGCGGTTCGGTCGGACTTGACACCGTTGCAGCGGCGGCAGAGGGCTTGCAGCTCGTCGTCACGGTACTCGCGGCCGGGGTCGAGGACGATGGGCTCGATGTGGTCGACCGTGGCGTCAGCACCAGCGAGAGGCTTCGCGCATCGCTGGCATGTCCAGCCGTCGCGATCGAGGACGCGCTTACGCTGCGCATCCCATGATGAGCCTCTCGCTGAGTGCTTTGCCATGTCGTCTAGACCTCCTGGCCTCGGATTATAGCTGAGACTTCCTCGGCGGTGTAAGCGCGGCCGCGCGCGGTGAGCTCGTCCCGGACGATCTCGAGGAGGTCTTGGGCGTCGGTGATCGCGATGTGCGTGACCTCGACGAGCTGCTCGAGTTCGGCTGTGCTGCGCTCGTGCAACGTGGGCTGGAGTTCTTCGGTGAGGGTCATGGCTTCTTCTTTCGGTTGCGGGTGGCGTAGGCGATGCCGAGGGCTGCGGTGCCGGCGGCGCAGAGGGCGAGGGCGTACCACTGTTCGAAGTGTTCGAGGGGCATCATTGGGCGAGTTCTGCTTCTTCGAGGAGTTCTGCGAGCTCGCGGGCGGCTGCTTGCTGCCGGCACATGCTGGGGGGCCAGCCAGCCGGCCACGCGCGGCCGCGCGCCTCGAGGCCATACTCGGCCGCCGCGATGACTTCGTGGACGAGATCGGCGTCCACTTCGAGAGCGATCTTGGCGGGACTTGAAGCCTTGAGCGCTGCCCGTTCGGCTGTCATTGCGCGAAGAGCGGCGAGCATACCTGGGACGTCGAAGTCGCCGCATCTGACGCATTCGAACCGACCGTTGGGCGCGTGGTCGCTGTACTCTCCTTCCCGGCTTATGCAAGCGCTCATGCTCCCTGCTCCTGTCGTGCTGGGTCGATGCGTCGCAGGACTCGGCCGTAGGCTTCGGCGCATCGGGCGTAGAAGCGGAGGCCGGCTGGTGTGAGTTGCATGGGCGCGATCTTGGCGATGACTCGGTCGACGGTGTTCGCGATGTCAATGACGGTGAGGTAGTCGCGGTCGGTGAGGCGTACGCCGCTGATGCGGAGTGCTGCTTCGTGTACTTGTTCGAAGTCGTCGAGGACTGCGATCTTAGGGTCGTGGGCGCTCATGCGTCGCCCTCCTTTCGGTTGGGCGATGTGATGGTCGCGAGTGGTTCGAGGCAGTCGGCGCAGAGCCCTAGGCGTCGGTTGATGCGATGGGGGTCGGGGTAGTTCGTCTCGCACTTCGTCCACGCTTCGCGCGCACGGTTACTAGGTGAGTTGTTCTTTAGATCTTTAGTTACGGGGTTAGGGGACGTTTTGGGGGGCCTTTGTGTACCCCCCCGGGGGTATAAATTGCCCTCCCCTGGCAATTCCCCCGGGGGCTGTGGATAACTCGTCAGAGGCTCCACTGAGATGCTGTCTCGGGTCTTGTGATTCTTCGTCCGGTCGCAGTCGGGAGGGCACGTCAGCGTGAACTTGTAGAGGTTCGGGCGTTGGTAGTCCTCGATGTTGCCGTTGCCGCCACGCTGCAACATGACCTCAATCTCTCCGAGGTCTGTGAGCCTCCTCACGGCCTTGCGTGCCGTGCGCAGGTCGACGTTCGCGTACTTCGCCAACGTCGCCATAGCGGGCCATGCGCCGCCGTCGCCGTCATGGTTCGCGATGCCGACGAGCACCATGCGCGCGGCCCCCGTCGACTTTGAGTGGTGCATCGCGATCACCATCGTCTCGATGCTCATGCCGACCGCTCCTGCTCGAGGGTTGCAACGTCAGCCTCGGCGAAGAGGTAAGTACCGTTCGATGCTGGGAGCTTCTGAGTAGGCGCCAGGCGTCCTTGCCTGACCATCCAGAGCACGAGCTGCCGCGTGACACCGAGGCGCTCGGCGACCTGGCTGGTCGTGAGATCGTTGTTTGTCAT